GAGACCCAAACCAAGATCTCTGACGTCAAGCGTGGCTGGAGAAAAGACCTGTTTACGATTGGCAAAGCAGAGTTTGACAAAGTGTACAAAGACAATCTTGAAGCAGCACTTGCTTTGGGTAAATCTGATTCTGAAGCCAAAAAGCTGGCCCAAGAGGCTGTGCTTGAGGCTGACAGACAAGCTAATGCCGTTAAAGTTGCGAACATTTATGCCGGCCCGCAACAGGCCGCTAACGCTCGTACTGAAAGGGCAATTCAAGCTATGCTCAAGAAGCCTGGCAACGAGAAGATGACCTATGACGAGGCTCTTCTGGCCGTTACTAACCCGACTTCTTATTTGTCATCAGACAAGCAAAACCTTGCAACCATTAAGTCTGCTGCTGACAAATTAGCAATTTTGGCAGATCCTAGCAAGAGCCCTCTTGATCCTGAAGGTCAGAAGCAAGCTGCTCAAGATTTAGTTAAATTGACCAAAATAATGGCGCAAATGGGTGGGGCAGAAGTTGGTGGTTATGAACCAGTTACAGTTACTGCTGGGGGTAAAACTTACTCCTTCCCAAATCAAGCCGCTGCTGATAAATTTAAGGCTCAAGCAGGAATCAAATAATGGACTACGACGCTCTGGCAAAACAGTTCGGTGGGGTCGAAACAAAGCCAGAGAATCTGGATGCTTTGGCCAAACAGTACGGTGGTACTTTAGTCAAGGAGCCAGGCTTCTTATCCAACGTAGGAGAGCTCTTAGTCAAGGGCGGCAAGCAAGCCCTAACGTCAGCTGAGGTTGCCCCGGCCGTCATCTCTGGTGGTGATGTTGCGGCCAAGTCTCGCGTGATTGCCGAGCAGTTGGCCACGCCCACAGCCAATGAGCCTAGAGAGCTGAAAGACATCAAGGGTGCCTTCAAAGAAGAGGGCAAAGCCTGGGAAGAAGCTCAAGGGTTCATGCAGGGCTCCAAGGCTATTGGCGAGATGCTCTATGAGGTGGGGCGTCAGGCCATCACCAATCCCAAGGGCTTGATGTACATGACCGCTGAGCAGGCGGCAAACATGGTTCCCTCTATCGTCGGCATGCTGGCTGGCGGTAAGGGCGGTGCTGCTGTTGGCGCGCTGGGTGGGCCCGGCGGTGCGGCCATTGGTGCTGGTATTGGAGCTATCGGCGGCGCATTCACTGGCCAAGCCCCTGTTGAGATTGGCTCTGAGTTCATTGGCTTGATTGGTAAAGAGCTTCAAAAACGTGGGCTAGAACCCACCGAGCGTAACGTCCAGGCCCTGATGCAGGACAAGGCGTTCGTGCAACAAGCCATCTCTGACGCCCGTACCAAAGGCGCTACAACTGCCGCTATCGACGCGGCTACTACGCTTGCCGGCGGTAGGTTTGCTGGCGGGGCTAAGAACGCAGCTATCAAGGCAGCTCGTACTGAGCTTGGTGCTGGCGCTGATCTGGCTCAAGTGGCCAGCCGGGCTAACGAGATCATGGCTAGCCGCACGCTTGCCCAAAAGGTTGGCCGTGGCCTGGGTGGTGCTGGCATCGACATTGCCGGCGGTGGCATCTCTGAAGCCGGTGGCCAGCTCGCGGCCTATGGCAAGGTGGATCTGGAAGATGTTGCTCTGGAGATGTTGGGCGAGCTTGGAGGGGCGGCTGTTGAAGTTCCCTTGGCAGCACGCTCCCTGCGTACTCCTGGCCTTCCTGGGGCGCTTAAACAGCCTGCACCTACCGTTACCCCTCCTGAGGCTGTTGCGCCTCCCACAGAGCCTTCTGCGGCCCCGCCTGCTCCGCCTGCCGAACCCATGGCACAAGCAGCCCCGTCAGAGGCCCAAGATACTTCCGAAATGCTGAGGGAGATCCTGGCTCAAACAGAGGAAAGACCTGCTGCACAACCGCCTGTTTCTACTGGTAAACCCGTAGAACCAAAGGTAACACCAGGGCCTGTTACACCCCCAGAAGTGAGTACTTTTGGGACAGAAGTGAAACAAGTTACACGAACTCCACAGCCCCCTGTTGCAGCGGCTGAGCCTGCGGTAACGCCTGCCCCTGAGCAACCAACTACTCCTCCTACCGCGCCTGCAGTAACGCCTACTGCTGCGCCAACAAACACGTTGGATCAGCTGCTAGGCGGCGCATTTGCAGACTCAGAAATCGGTATTACGCGGGCATCTACAGTTAGAGATGCAATTAACGCTATTGCTAAGATTCCTGGCGCAAGATTGAATAAAAATGAACTTAGTTATCCGCAAAAAATTGCTGGCGCGTCAAACGCTTTAATCCTAAAAACACCAGAACAACAAGAATACGCAAAAACACTTCTAGAACAACAGCGCAAGCCAGCGGCTGCTGAAGACTGGTGGAATGAACTTCCAGAAATAAAAAGTGAGAATATTATTGCCCCGGCTGGTGAATACAAACCAGGGCAAAAAGTTGAACTTAATGGCCGCACATGGATTGTTACCGCTGTTAGCCATACCGGAAATCAAATTACCGTTAAGTCTGCCGATGGTGCATTTGAAGAGCGCCGAATTGAAGTAGCCAAGGTTGCACCTACCCCGCCTGCAGCAGTAACCCCGACACCAATCCAGGTCTACATGGGTCTGGAAGATGCTTCAACCGAGTCGTTGAAAGATGGCCCTGTCAAGGATGTGTTGTTAGCGAGTGGCATGATTAACGGCAGAGGAATCTTGACGCCATCTGGCCGTGATTTGCTTACCAAAATTAAGCCACCCGGGCTCAGTGCAAGACAACCGTCCGGCGAAGAAGCCGAGGCGATGATTCGTGAAAACGTGTTGCAGCCTGCCGCAAAGGCACCTGCCGTCACTCCTGCCGCCCCTGTAACGCCTGCCAAGCCGGCCGAAGCCGACGAGAAAGCCAAGGCTAAGCAAGATCTAGAAGACGCCCTGGGCGATCTGTCCATGTTGCTGACCAAGTCTGGTCGCATGAACATTGTCCCTGAGGACGAGCAAAAGCTCATGCCGATCCTGACCCGGCTTATGGATGCAGCCTTCCGCCTTGGAAAGATCAAATTCAAGGAAGCTGCCCGGTTTGTGATGGACACGATCCGTTCCAAGCTGGGTGACGAAGCTGCTGACCAGATCACTCTGGATCACCTGCAGGGTGCCTACATTGGCATGGCCGGCAAGTACCAGGATCAAGGCGCTAGCTCCAAGAAAGAAGTCATCGCTGTTGAGTCTATGGAAGGTCTGGCAGAAGCTGAAGAGCCTGCCGGCGTAGCACAAGCTACACAGTTTTCTAACAAAGCAAAAATGGCGGGAAAGATTGGAGGCAAGCTCTCAGAAGGAGCTAGCTTCAAGACAATCGTTGAGGCCAGAGATCAGATCAGCAAAATGACTGGCCAGAAGATTGAGCCAGGGACCAAAGCCGCAAAGGACGCTGACGAAGCGATTGAAGCAGGCGTCATCATTGCCGCTCGCAACATCATCGAAGAGGGCAGGTTTAATAAGAAATCTACCCAGGAAATCTATGACGATCTGGTTGACCTGTACAGTCGCCAGCCAAACCTTTCTGTGCGTAGCTCAACCAGCGTAGCCAACCAGGCTTACTCCACGCCCGCCCCCCTGGCCTATGTGGCGTCTGAGCTGGCCGGCATCACCAACAAAACCAGCGTACTCGAGCCTACTGCAGGCAACGGCATGCTGTTGATCGCGGCTAACCCGGACAAGGTGCGAGCAAACGAGCTTGATGTTGACCGGGTTCGTATGCTGGAAAGCATCATGTCTGGGGCGGACATCTCTCAAGAGAATGCTCTGGAGATGGACATTGAAAACAATGCCTTTGACGTTGTGATTGCCAACCCGCCGTTTGGCAAGGCTGGTGAGATCAGCAACATCGACCACGACATTGTCCTGAAGTCCTTGGTTGGGATGAAGGAAAACGGCCGTGCTGTACTGATTGTGGGCGGTGTCCAGGCAACGACCGAAGAGGGACGCCGCGAGGGCTACAGAGGCCGTGCCAAGCGTGACTTCTATTACGAGCTGTACAACCTGTACAACGTTGTGGATCACTTTACTGCCGGCGGCAACATGTACGCCAAGCAGGGCACCACCTATCCCGTTGATGTGATCGTGATTGATGGGGTTGGCAAGTCATCTCGCGATCTGCCTGCAGCTGACCTGCCAGAGCTCATCACCACATACGAACAACTGAAGGAGAAGCTAAATGAACCCATGGTATCCCGAGAAGATCGTGGCCCCGCCGGAGCTGACGTCGGTGTTAGTGCCGAGCGGGAAGCTGAGCCAGAACGAGTGGGTCGAGGCGTTGAGCAACCGAGTGATGTGGTTGGTGCTGAAGGAAGAGAACCCGTTGGAGGCGGCGAACGAGGCGTGTCGGAGGCTGGACCTACCGGGCGTGGACAACGCGAACCAAGTGGGCGAGGCGCTGGTGAGCAACAACCTAAACCTGCTAACGTCCCTAAACGTGCAGCAGAGGGAGAACCAGTGGCCGGCGCAGGTGAGCGGGCCAAACGAGAACGCGAAGCAGGTGCTGAAGGACGTGGACTTCCCAAGCTGGGTGGAGTTAGCGTTGTCTCAGGTGAGCGTGTCCAGTCTGGATTAGCAGAGCGCCGTGGCCTGGAGACCGAGACAGAAAACCAGGTTGCTTACTATCCCCACTCTAAAGCCAGCTCTATTGGAACCCTGGTTCCTAAGGCTATGGCTGATTCAATCGAGAACTCTCTAGCCAAGATTGAGAGCTCGATCGGAGATCTGGATAACTACGTTGCAGAGTCTTTGGACATGGATCCTGAGACGGTGCGTGAGCTGTTCTCGGCGGAACAGGTTGATGCTATAGCCCTGGCCATCTACAACGCAGAGGCCGGCAAAGGCTTCATCATTGGCGACCAGACCGGCGTTGGCAAGGGTCGTGTTGTTGCCGCCATGATCCGTTATGCCCTGGTCCATGACAAGATTCCAATCTTTGTAACCGAAGCGCCCAACCTGTACTCGGACATGATCCGGGACCTGGACGATATTGGTATGACGAAAGAGCTGGGGCTTGACACTGCCAATCCCAAGATTTTTATTACCAACAACGGAGAAGCCATTCCTTACACCCTGATTCGCAAGAAGGGTGAAGAAATTACTGAGAACAACCTGACGCTGAAGTCTGCCAAATCTAATGTTTCTGCCATGGATGGGCTCATGAAGGCCATGAGTCAGAAGGAAAGTTTGGGCGACTACAAGGTGATCTTCACCACGTACAAACAGCTGCAGACCGTCAAGGGGAAAGAAACTGAACGTCAGCGTTTTATCAAGCAATTTGGCGCTCAAAACTACTTGATCTTTGACGAGAGCCACAACGCTGGCGGTAGTGGAGAAACCCAAGCTCGCACTAAAGAACAAAGAGAAAAGGCTAAAGCTGGAGAAAGTTTGGCTACCGGGCGTGCAGCATTCGTGCGTAACCTGGTGCAAAACGCTTACGGCACTTTCTTCTCATCAGCCACGTATGCCAAGCGCCCTGATGTGATGGATTTGTATTCCAGCACGGACATGAGCCTGGCTGTGGATAACATTTCTGATCTGGCAGAAGCCATCAAGGCTGGTGGAATTCCGATGCAGCAGACCGTGGCCCGTATGCTGACTCAGGTTGGCCAGTATATCCGCCGCGAACGTACATTTGCTGGCGTTGCTTACAACACGCAGCAGACCAATGTAAACAAAGAGACAGCCGAGAATATGGCCACGTCTATGCGCGACATCCTGGCGTTCTCACGCGCCAAGGAAGTGGTTGTAAAGAGTTTGCAAAAAGAATATGACAAGCAGGGTGCCAAGTTAGGCATGGAAGGGGAAAAGACCCAGGTTCAAAGTGCAAACTTTGGATCAAACATGCACTCCTTGATTGACCAGATGCTGTTATCTCTGAAGGTTCAGGACTCTGTGCGTCACGCTATCGGGCGGTTGAAAGCAAACGAGAAGGTTATATTGACCGTGTCTAACACCATGGGATCTTTCCTTCAAGGATATGCCAAAGAAATGAATTTGAATATTGGAGATCCTGTGGATCTTTCATTCAAAGATTTGTACATTCGTTACTTGGAAAAACAGCGCAAGGTCACAATCAAACGACCCAATGGTGCAAAAGAAGAATATCGTTTAACCGACAATGATCTAGGGCCTGCACTGACTCAGCAATACAACGATATCAAAAAGTTTATTGAGAATGCTGGCTTTGGCTCTGCACCAATGTCTCCGATTGACTACATGCATGCAGAACTGCGTAAGGCAGGCTATAAGACGGAAGAAATCACGGGTCGCACTATGACCCTGAACTACGAGAGTGGCCGTCCCATTCTGACTAGCCGCTCTGCCAACATCAAGCAACGTGTGAATGCCGTCAAGGCTTTTAACAGCGGCGCAGTTGACGTAATTATCCTGAACCAAGCTGGTTCTACCGGACTGTCGTTGCACGCCTCTAGCAAGTTCAAGGATCAGCGTAAGCGTCACATGATCATTGTCCAGGCTGAGGGTAACATCGACATTCACATGCAGATGCTGGGCCGTCCTCTGCGTACTGGCCAGGTAATCCCGCCTGCGTACTCTCAGATGATGGCTGACATCCCTGCTGAGATGCGCCCTGCCGCCGTCCTACTCAAGAAAATGGCCAGCCTGAACGCCAACACCACGGCTTCACGCAAGTCCGCTGTTACAGCTGAGGGCACCGTTGACTTCATGAACGAGTATGGTGGTCAGGTTGCCCAGGAATACCTGCGTGACAACCCAGAGGTTTACGAGGCTTTGGGTGGCAAGAAGATCCTGGAGATTGCAGACAATCCGTCCGAGGCCGGCGAAGAAGACATTCGCAAGCTGACTGGGTATATCCCAATCCTGCCGATCAAGCAGCAGGAAGAGGTATACAAGGATCTGGTTGAGCGCTACAACGATCTGATTGAGCGCGAAGATAGCATGGGCAGCAACAAGCTGGAATCCAAGGCTGCTGACCTGGACGCCAAGACCCTTGCTTCTGTGCCCATCACCGAGGACAAGGGTGATCCGTCTATCTTTGCCAAGCCTGCCATCATGGAGAAGGTGGACGTCAAGCGCACGGTCAAGCCTTACTCCAAGGAAGAGGTTCAGCGCCAGGTTCAAAACAGCCTGAACGGGGAGAAACCCAGCGAGAAGTCTTCTCGTATGTGGCACGACCTGAGCGACCGCACCAAAGCATATGGCAAGTCTATTATCGAGAAGATGGAAGCCGAGGCTGAGCCAGACCGGGTCAAGATCGAATCTATAAAGGGCCAGATCAACGCCCAGTACACCCACATCAAGACGGTCCTGACTGAGTTTCCGATCGGTACTCCAGTGGTGGCCAAGAACTCCAAGGGCATGCTGGTCAAGGGCGTTGTGACCGACATCCAGAACAAGCAGAAGACCAAGAACCCTGCGGCCGGCTCTGATTGGCAGATGACGATTGCCCTGGCTGACGGGGAATCCAAGTCCACCTCGATGCCGTTCTCTCAGATTGGTAGCGTGTACCAGCTGAAGCGAGAGCTCGAGACGCCTTGGTTCAACCAAGAGACCGACAAGTTCGAATACATCCCCATGCTGGATCTGTTCGACAAGGGTGCAACTGTGCGCCGCGAAAATCGTTGGATGGTGACCGGCAACATCTTGGCTGGGTTTGCTGCTGTCAACAACATGGGCCATATCAAAACCTATACCAAGGATGATGGCACCACGGCTCAGGGTATCTTGATGCCCCGCACGTTTGACTTTGAGAAAGCTCAGAAGAACGCAGATGTGCGCCTGAAGAACCTTGCCGCGGTAATGGACTTCTTCAACACATTTGGCCGTAATGCTGAGGTCAGCACGCCGGATGGGAATCTGAGAATTGCCTACATGGGCGGGACTGAGTACCGCTTTGTTACACCCAGCTCCAAGCGTGAGGGCGGTTCTTTCTATCTGGACAAGGGCCTGACCGACATTACTGGTGACTTGTACAAGTCTGGCCAGATCATGCGTACGACGGTCTATGACCAGGATAAAGCCAACGAAGCTATCCAGTACCTTTTGTCTGACCGGGGCGAGACTCTGATCGCTTACAACCACAAGGACGAAGCTCGGGAGATGTTTGCTCCCAAGATGCCTCTGGCTAACGTCCAGCCTGATGTTGAGCGTGAGAGTCTCAACACAACGGCCAACTTTGTTGCTGACCGTGAGACGTTGATCCGCAAGTACCAGAGTATGCGTCAGAAGCGCGGCATGATTCTGCGTAAGTTTAAGAAAGGCCAAGCCGGCCTGGATGAACAAGAGGCAATCAATACGCTTGACGATGTTGCTAGCCAGCTCAAGGACGAGATCGCTGCAAGCAAGGTCAAGCGCACGGACGCCAAGAACTTCTTTGCCCAGGCCACCAAGCAGTGGAACGAAGGCAACATCAGCGATGACGTGTACGCCGCCATCAAGACGATGTACGAGAAGTTCCCCTTTGTTCTGGAAGGGCTGAACCTGTCTGTCAAACAGGGCGCTGAATTCAGTGATGCGGCTGGACAGTTCTTTGCCATGGCTCGTTTGGTTCGCCTGTATAAAGGAACCACCGGGGTCCAAGATCCTGTGACCATCCGCCACGAGATTACCCACGGCCTCGAGCAGATGATGACTGCTGATGCTGTGGCAGACCTGATCATGGACTGGTCTGAGAAGCTAGGCAAAGCCATTAAGAAAGAGAAGTCTCCCAAGGCTCAACTTTATTTTGCGGCCATCCTGGAGTTCTATAACAAACCATCGATTGAGCTATACAACTTCGCCATGAGCGTGATGCCTAGCTACGACTATTACCAGTACATCAACCCGTCTGAGTACTGGGCTGTCAATGCTGAGAAGCTGATGGCACGCAAGCTGGGTACTGGCTGGGACAAATTCGTCCTGGCCGCTAAGCGCCTGTTTGAAGGTCTGAAGTACATGTTCGGGTTCGACAACCAGTACGTTGTGCATCGGATCTTCAACGACATCATGACGTCTAAGGGTGAACGTTTTACCAAAGCGGCCCTGAATGACTACGTTGAAGCCAGCGTGATGGGCATGCTCAACCTGGATGAGAACACGCGCCGCAACTACAAGGGCAAGCCTGCTCCTCTGTCTGTGTGGGATTCTCCTGAGAAGTCCAAGATGGACGACTGGGCATACCGTTGGCAGGACAAGCACGTTGATACCAAGCGTGTTGTGCAGGCTGTGGTCAAAGGCATTGGCGAGATTGCTGACCGCTTTGATGCTTACCTGAAAGAGACGCTGTACCACGGTCGTGTTTCAAAGCAGACCATGGATTTCCTCAAGCGTGACTTCCGTCCGTTCATCGAGAAGATGGACAAGATGGGCGTCAAGGTTGACGAGTTTGAGTTCTACCTGCAGAACCGCCACGCCCAGGAATACAACGACCTGATCGCGGCCCGTAACCCTGGCATGCCTGACGCTGGTTCTGGCATCCCCACGGATGATGCAATTGCTTATCTCAACGGCCTGAGCAAGGAAGAGAAAGCCAAGTACGAAGAGCTGGCCAAGGACATCGACAAGTTTGTCGAAGGAACCCAGGACATGCTGGTGGCCAACGGGCTTGAGACCCAGGAGCGTATCGATTCTTGGCGTGACATGTTCAAGCACTACGTCCCGCTCAAGCGCGATCCCAACGAGCTGGACTTTGTGAACCCGAGCTTTGGCATGGGTAAGGGCTTTGCCATCAAGGGTGACTTCTCCCGTACGGCTACCGGCTCGCTGAAGACGGTTGTGGATATCCTAAACAACATTGCCCTCCAGCGTGAGATGGCGATCGTCAGGTCTGAGAAAGCCCGCGTGGGTCGTGCTCTGTACGGCATGGCTCTGCAGGCTCCCAACCCTGAGTTCTGGATGCCCATCAATCCTGATGCGGTCAAGAACAAGAAGAAGCTGATCGCCGAGCTCCAGGCTATGGGCTTGGATCCTGACACGGCAGAGAACATCTTCCAGCAACCACGCAGTCCTAGCATCGATAAGAAAACAGGACTGGTTCAATACCGAATCAATCCCAACGTTCTTAATGCAGAGAACGTGTTCCCGGTTCGTATCAATGGCAAAGACCGGTTCATCATCTTTAACCCGGCTGATGAGCGTGCCAAACGTATGGTCAAGGCTCTGAAGAACCTGGACGCCAACCAGCTTGAGAACGGGCTGGACACGGTTGCTGAGCTGACCCGCCTGATCGCAGCGATGAACACCCAGTTCAACCCTGTGTTCGGTGCCTGGAACTTTGTGCGTGACGTGGAGTCTGCAGCCGTTAACCTGACTGGCACTCCGATCGCAGACAAGCGCATGGAAGTTGTGGCCGGGGCTATCCCTGCGCTCAAAGCTATCTACCGTGACCTGCGCGGCAAGACCCCGAAGGATGCCGAGGCTAAGGAGTGGATCGACCTGTACGAGCGCTTCGCTAACGCTGGTGGCCAGACTGGTTACCGCGAGCAGTTCACCCGCGCCAAGGACAAGGCAACCCTGGTCCAACGTGAGATGGCCCGTCTGGACCGTTCCAATGTGCGCCGTGCTGCCCAGGCTGTGGCTGACTGGCTGTCTGACTACAACGACGCCATGGAAAACGCTGTGCGTCTGTCAGCGTTCAAAGCTGCCCTGGAGTCTGGCCTCTCCGAGGACCGGGCTGCTGAGCTGGCTAAGAACCTAACGGTTAACTTCAACCGCAAGGGTGCATGGACCACCAATGCCAACGCCTTCTATGCTTTCCTGAACGCCTCTGTACAGGGTTCTGCCCGTATGGCGGAGTTAATCTTTAAGCGTGATGAAAACGGCAAAGTTAGACTGACTCCTGGTGGTAAAAAAGTTATCGCCGGCGGCATGATGATTGGGGCAATGCAAGCTGCGTTGCTGGCCTTCGCAGGCTTTGACGCAGACGAGCCCCCTGAGTTCCTGAAGAACAAGAACCTGATCATCCCCAATCCGTTTGGCCAGGGCTACGCAATCATTCCCATGCCACTGGGTCTAAACGTGTTCCCCAACGTTGCACGCCTGGTGACCGAGTATGCGCTGACCCAGGCCGGGGCTATGACCGGTAAGCGGGATTTGCCCAAGACGGTCCTGAGCATTGCCTCTGCTGTGCTGGATGCCTTCAACCCGCTAGGTTCCAGCGGCCTGATCCAGACCCTGTCGCCTACCCTGGTAGATCCGTTTGTTGCTATCGCTGAGAACAAGGATGCTTTTGGCCGACCGATCTCCAAAGAGAACCGTGCTACCAACCCATCGCCTGGATGGGAGCGTAGCCGGGACAATGCATCTGCCATCAGCCAGGGTTTGGCCTACGGTATCAACTACCTGACGGGTGGTGGTAAGTACGGCATCGGTGCATACAGCCCGACCGCTGACGACATTGACTATGTGTTCTCCCAGTACGTGGGTGGCCTGGGTCGTGAGGTTGCCAAAGCTGCCGGCTTCGTCAAGGCCAAGGTCGAGGGTGAAGAGACGCCGCCGTACAAGGTGCCGATCCTGGGCAAGGCTTATGGTGAGACGGAGACCCCGTCAGCTGTGTCGGACAAGTTCTACAAGAACGTCACGATGCTGGCTGAGCTCGAGGGTGAGATGAAGCGCATGCGGGAGAAGCGTGAGAATCTCTCAGAGTTCATGAAGGATAATCCCGAGTACCGATTCATCCAGAACGCCAACAACCTGGAGAATCAGATTTCCAAGATCAACAAGACGATCAAGGAAATACAAAAGCGCCCGGAGACTGAGCAGACCAAGGCCCAGATCGAGCGCTACAAAGAACAAAAGCAACGGATGATGAATAACTTCAATGAACGTATCAAGGCTTTACAACGTCAATAAGACCGCGAGAGAAGAGCTCACCTATAGTCCCCCGGTGAGCCTCTTCCCATACTTCCTTACGCTCTTCCTTGCTCATCTTGCTGCCCTGATCCAGGTCTGCATGGCACCGATAGCATAGAGCCGCGATCCTGTAATCGTGGGCCTTGATGCCCTTACCCTTGCCGTCCCTTAGTTGGTTTGAGTGCGCGGCTACCACCGTGCCATCCTGAATGCCACACTGCTGGCAGGGTAGCTGGCGCACGGCCTCGGTGAGCTTGGAGTTGCGGTAGTTCAAGACGCCTTCTTTCTCTTCTTGATGGCTACAATGCCAGCCTCTTCCACGGGTTTCCTGGCGTCCATCATCATGTCTGCCTGCTCGTAGGCATCCTTGGCGGCTGTGTCATAGAAGCCGTTCTTGTTAAGCAAACCACACAAGGCGAACATAGCAGCCAGGTCTCGTAGGTTTTCTTCGTGTTCAGTCATTAGTGCCTCGTCGTGTCCATGTTCTGAGCCTCAAAGTAATCGATAGCACGCTCCATATGCGCCCGGATCATGTTGTCTGACATGCCAAGCTCTAGCGATGTCCCAACTACTGCCAGGTACATCCCGGCCAGCAGTGGGATCATCTCCTGCTCATCATGTTCATTGATAAGCTGGACAAACTTATAGGCGTACTTCTCTTTGTTCACGGCTCTAGTTGTTCCAACTGGTCAACCAAGACCTCGCTCAAGTACTTGCCCTTGATAGCGATGTGCTCGATCTCCTTGCAGGCGTCAATCACTTTGATGCAGTCCTTCACGGCCTTGCGGTAGCCGGCGTCATAGCTGCCGTCACCATCCAAGATCATCTGGATAGCATCACGTACAGTGCTCGATGCCTTGCGCTCCTTGGCCAGTTCCTTGATCTGGTCGTGGTACTCGGGCGGCAAGTACACGCTGTAGGGGATGAGTTTCTTCATGAACGCCTCCATGCGTCAAAACTGTTCTTTAGTTTTACAAATAGCTCGCGTGCTTCCTGATCTGTCTTGAGCTCCTTCCTGGACTCAATGCCCAGGTAAGAGATCAGCCATTCAGTGCAAGCCTTTTCGTTCTTCTCAAATAACCATTCTTTGGCGTGGAGCCATTCCCAGAAGTCTGGGTCACGGCACAGGATACCAGCCATCTTGACAGCATGGTCTCCCGGGAACTCGTTATTGCGGTTCATGGGTTGCTCATTCTCGTCGAGTCGTACCATTACAACAACATACCGGGAGCCAACAAAGTCACGAACTAGATCGTCAGGGATTTCATCTGGGTGAACAGCCAAAGTCAGGATATATCCATCCTTAGACTGTTTCAACCCAGCCTTGACGCCTTCAAATTGAATCGTTGGCTCGGTCAAGTTTTTCCTCCAGTAATTCAACCACGGCGGTCAGGCCGACGACCTGCTTCTCCAACTCATGTGCCATCTTGATGATGCGTGCCTTTGCCTTGGTCAGATCGTTGTTCTCCTTGACGCTGGACTCCAGGGCCTCCTGTAGCTGCTTGGCCAGCTTCTCCCAGTCAGTCACGGGGCTCTTGCGGGGACGGCCACGCTTGGGGCGGGCAGATACAGTAATGGTATTAGTCATCCCAGGGATCCTTTCCAGGTGCAGATGCTGCGGGTTTCTTGTAGGTGTTGACCTTCAGGCCAACCTTGCGATTGCCATCCTTGTCCTTGCTGACCCAGCCGTCGAGCTTGATCACGACATGATCTGACTCGGCCTCTTTGATGAGCTCGCGTATCAGGTCGATCTCGATCTTGATGTCCCCCTTCATGTCAGGCTGGGTGTCTGTCTTCTTGTACTGGTTAGACCAGAGTGTTCCGCGATTGGGATAGTCCATGTTTACTCCTTGAATGAACCTTTGGTTTTCTTGAGCAGCTCGAGTGCGTCTGCGTAGATGGTGGGTGTCTCTTCCTTCAGGCGATCGAAGTGAACCTTGTTAACCCGGAAGATGTTGTTGACGTCTTCTGCGCTTTTGGCTAGTTCCAGGGCTACCTCAACAGCATCCATGATGGCCTGCGCCCAGTCACCGCCCTCTTTCTCCTTGAGGACAATGTTCCACTCACCGCCTTTGCCCGAGGTCTTCTTCTCCTCCTTGGGCTTGACCTCTTCTACCTTAGCCTCAGGCTTCTTACGCTCGTTATAGGAAGCCGTAGCCTTGTTAGCGTCGTCGTCTTCTGGTGCGATACCGCAGGCGGCTTGCAGGCTGTAGCGGCGTGCATAGGTCAAAGCACCACCGAAACCCTGTGGGTCGTGCTTGGCTGCGGGGATGTGCAGTTTACCTGCGCTGAACTGCTGGCCAGACTCGTGCAAGAACGTGGTCTCAACAATCACCCCGTCATCACACAGGTGGGTCTGCTGCATGAGCATGATGCCGTTGTTGTTCAAGGCGTCAATCACTGCCTCGATACATGCATCCAGGGCCGCGTACTTGGTACGGAAGTGCGGGTTGCTGCTCGTCTTGAGAGCAGGCCCGAACTCCTTCTGGGCCTTGGCCAGTGCTGCGAAGATCTCTTTCATTTTGTTCCTTCTCGGTTCTTGGCGAACTCATAGTCATTGCGATACTCAGTGGGTGGGGTCCACCCGTGCTTGCGCCACAGGAGCTGGACGTCTGATCCCTTCTTGTAAACAAAGAACGGATTCATCAGGCCGGCGGGCTTGGTGTGGTGGACCATAGGTTCTTGTTTCATTTAGGCCCCCTTGCTCATGCTGCCAAAGCGAGACCGCGGCCAGAGCAACAACGTAGAAGGAGTGGCCCCTGCATCGATGAGCTCCTTCTCTGCGTACACATCACGGTGGAAGTGACCAAACCCAGGCCGCACAAATGCCGTGGCATCTTGATAGTGCGGGACGTAAATGATCTGGCCCAGCTTGTAGACCTTGGTCACAAACTTGTCTGCTATGTCTCTCATGCATTTTCTCCTTGCGCCAGGTAGGATTGATATTGATCACAGAACCTGCTGACCTGGCAAAAGGTTTTGCAGCGGGTTCTTTCTCCGGGGCGGACCTCAACTTCGTAGTCCTTCCCGTACTCGGCCAATTTGCTATTGGCTTCTTCTAAGGTAGAGCAGACGTTGCGTGCCTTGACTCCACCCTTCTTCTTGACGGCGTATGTGGTTGGTTTCTCCCACATCTCGTCGGCATTGCACTGGGTCAGGTCGTCCCCAGTATCAAACTGAAACTCTGCTTCTGAATGCTTGATCAAGCGCTCGCGGATGAACGACTCTCTCATCTCGTACGGCCACAGCTGGATCGGGATTGTCTTGATGGGGGCGTCAGGATACGACTCTTTAAGAGTTGCGTCACGCCGGCTCCAATCCCTGATGATGGCCACAATCTCTAAATTCTTGACCGGGACTTGCTTCACAGTCTCGACTAGCCATGCGTAGATGTTTAGCTGGTACTCCCAGTCGATCTTCTCGTTCATCACTGACCATGCGCCCGTGGTCTTGTAGTCGTTGATGGTGATGCTGCCGTCTTCGTTCACGATCTGCAGATCAATAGCACCAGAGATATTCCAACCATCGAGCTGTGCGTGCAGACGCTCTTCGACTAAGTGGTTGTCATCCTTGCCATGTTCTAGAACGCCGTGGATAGCGGTGCCGAAGATAGACCAGACCATGTCGGCCACGTCTGTCTCGAGCTCTTGCTCATGGGCCTTACGCAGCTGGACGATACGGGGCGAATTGATGAGCTCGGTCACAGACAGGTGAGCCTTACCCTTAGAGTAGGTCGGGCGCTTCGTGATGTTGACAAAGGTCTGGGGTAGGTTGTATTTGTTAGTGATGATCATTTGATTGCCCTCAGTACAAACATAAATGTCTCCGGGCCTTCATTAACGAAGGACGGCTCAAAGTTAGCCTTGTAGATATTGCGGAAGTCAGACATGGAAGTCTTGCCCACCTGATCTGCATAGGCTTGCTGGCTCAGGAACACCAGGTTCTCTTTCACCAAGATGCGTGTGTGGCTCGGGTCACCCAGGGCCCAGATAGAGTTCTTGCTCGGGCATGTAGCCAGCAGGTGTCCATTGGGTTTGAGCACGCGCCAGAAGTCAGAGAACTGACGGAAGAAAAACTTGTAGTCACCCTGGCTACCCGTGTGCTCGAGCACCTCGTATGCATGGATCTCATCGAAGGAGTTGTCTTCGAATGGGAGAGAGTCTTGCATCAGATCCCACACAACGTCAGGCTTGTGATCTGGGTTGTAGTCCAGCGTGGTCAGGTTAGACCATTCCTTAGACCCATCGCAGGTCAGGCGCTTAGTCCTCTCAGACCCGCAGCCGATCAGTAATTCACGCTTCATGCTTGCCCCTTGCTCGAATGGCTTCGGCGGTCATACTGCGGCTCCTCTTTTGATCAGCTTAGTCCATAAAAAACCACCCATGACTTTGGCAACAAATTGCATAGCAACAATTTCAGGCATCAGGCCACCAAACGCAATCGTGGGGAAGGCCACAGAATCCACAGCAGCACCTGCCACATTTGATCCAGTTGTCCGAGTCTCCCAAGGCTTATTGGCAAGTTTCTGGTAAACAAAAGAGTCCACAGCCATAGACAAGCAAAACGCAACCACGCTGGCAATTGCAATCTGACCAGATGCCGGGTTGAGCAAATAACTGATCACACCTGCAATCACGATCAAAGAACCTATCTTGCGCGGATCACCATCCCATTTGTCATGTAACTTGTCTCTTAGCGTCAAATCCAATCCGATTAGGAAAAACGAATTAACAACGCTAAACCAAGGCCCAATAAATGAAACCAAAAGATTAGCGGCAACCAAAGCGCCAATGTAAAGATAAATCACAGCAATGTCTCCTGTTCAACCATGTGGAATCCCCAAACTGCTGGGGCGTTATGAGCCTCGATCCTTGAGCGCATGACTTGAGCACGCATTTCTTTGGTCGGAGGCAGATAGTTCCCAACCCTCCAATGTGCGTCAATACCGATATTTCTACCGATATTTGTGCTGTCGGCTGACGCAAATGGGAACTTTGAGAACACCGTAGGATCTAACATCCTAAGTCCATGTAGCTTGCAGACTGGACGACCCATGTCGTCACAAATTACCCTCATAGCCTGACCCATCCTAGACCACCAATTTGCTGTGCCGACCTGTGAATAGTCGCCAGAACTGCCTATGCAAACCCGAACGTAGGTGTTCGCCAATTGTTCCAGTCTTTCTATGCTTTCATGCAAATGCCAAACCGGAGCGCCAAACCATGTCGGAAATGGACAGTCTTTTAGCAAGGCATCATTGTCAGCCTCTGTGCCATCAATAACGTCTGGAATCACAGCAAAATCACAGGACGGAATTTTTTTAATGTTTAGCGCCCAATCGTAAAACTCTGTCCAATCTTCAACTGGCTTGCCACTTTTCCAGGCTGAGAATGCTCCATTATCCAAAGCAAAGGATTGGCAAACCTCAATGGCAATCATCAGTTGATCAGAATGTGCAAATGAAACAAATGCGTGACCAGCATCAATTGCTTTGTGCGCCGAGGTTGCCGGGGTTATTGGGAGTCCGTGATAGTGAATCATTCATGGCTCCTTATTTGCAGTCTTTCACTTGCTTGGCGTAGGGAGTTCATAAGAGTTGTTACGTCATCACCTCCGTAGGTGTTTTGTTCAACAAAGGCCAGCGCCTGTTTCATTGCTTCTATGCTCATGCTTGTCCCCTTGCTCTGATGGAATCGGCAAGGTCTGCCGAATGCGTTGATTTGTCTGCCGCATCGCACACCTTCGCACACGCCTCACGCTCTGCTGCGGCGACAAGGTTGGCGAACTGGATTAGGCAAGTAAGATCGCCGTCAAGCCCCTCATCTGTTGATGAAAATCTTTTGCCGCCAATGTATTCGAGTCTTTCCCACGGCGTAATACCAGCCTCATCTGCCATGCGGATGATGTCATCTCGATTCATTCTTTTCCCTTTCTCGAATGGCTAAAGCGCAGTCCATCATGGTCGCCAATTCGGCCTGTGCTATGTTGGGCTGGTCTTCCCATTCAATTGGAAGAGACTCACACAACTTCGCGCATTCCTCTCGCTCAGCCTTCATGCCGGCAAGATAAGCTGCCACCCAGATCTCTTTGGCCACGTCAATATCAACAAGGCCCAGGAGATCGTTCTCATCAGACTCCCACCACTCGTCAAAGTGAGGAACCCTTCTTTGTTCATACTGCGTGCTTGACATTTTTTCTCCGTCAACTAAAATCTGTGACACATTGTACCCACAACAATTCATGTGTTGCAAGAACTTTATGAAATATTTTTTAGGTGTTGACCCGGGAGCTCTTGGCGCGCTGGCTGTCATCAATGAAGACGGGGTACTTGTCGCTGTACACGACATGCCGTTTGACCTGGTGAAGATCGGCAAGACAAACAAGAAGCGGATCAACGCTGAAAAGATTCAGAAGATCCTGTCAGAAATGCAGAGTAATCTGTTCGGGGACCAATGTTGCGCTTGGGTCGAGAAGGTTGGTGCCAGACCCGGCCAGGGAGTCAGCTCGTGCTTTGCCTTTGGCGAGGCATACGGGCTCGTTAGAGGCGTTATGGCGGGGCTTTGCATCCCTACCCATACCGTGGCACCAGCCGTGTGGAAAAAAGCGCTCAAACTTGGTTCTAGCAAGGAATCCAGCCGTCTTATGGCCATGGAGATATGGCCTGAGGATGCTCGTGTGTTTAAGCGCGTGAAAGATGACGGCCGTGCAGAGGCTGCGTTGCTAGCCCTGTATGGAAAAGTTAATACTTAAGTTACGTTTTGTAACTTGTTACACCTGGAGGAGATATGACCTGGCCTTTCCCACCTTTTCCTTTACCCCCTTACAAAGAACCCAAGGGGCCCATTTATCCTTCCGATGCAGAAGATGCTCCGGTATAGTAAAGGCGCAGTTGCTTTACCCCGGTCTGGTGCCGGGGTCTTTTTTATGATTGATTACGCATACCCAACCATGCTGGCCGAGCGGGCTCTTGACGAGCTACACCGCGCCATGCTCAGACGTGACTACGACACAGCCCTAGAACAGGCTCTCGAGGCGGCGACCCAGTGTCGCATCATCTCGGTGTCTATCAGGGATATGGCTGAGAAAGAACTGGAGAGAGTCAATGCTCACAGGAATACTGTTTAGCAAGTACCCATTCTTGCAGGTCAATTGGACCCAGGACGTCGAGCCATGGCCGGCGGATATCGGGACGGCCAAGGTGACGAGCTGCCTGAATCGCTTCGAGATGTTGCTCGAGGGGGATATTCCCTCTGATGCCGTAAGGACTTGGGCGCACGAGCAGTTGGATGCATGGCTGGACGAGCGATAGAATTTTTAGATCCAGGCGGTCCAACGGGTTAGCGCCGTTGCTCTGAATTCAAACAGTCACACTGCTTTATGTGAGCCGCTTGGATATCTTTTTTGCCTGGGCTGAACCGGGTTAGCGCCGGGGAATACTTTTCAAAAGTGTTGTTCAAACCGCCACTGCTTTATGTGAGCAGCCCAGGCACCCTGTTGCAGGGTTTTAAAAACCGTGGTACATTTCGCTTGTCGGTGTGGCAACCGGCGATGATCCGAGGTTAGAACCCCGCAGATTACTGTGGTGGTCTTGTCAGGTAGCAGGTGAGGCTTTGGCCTCGGATCAATCGCCTTGCTGCTGCTCCGCCAAGAGCCAAGACCACCAGAGTGATTTGCGGGGTTTTTGCTTTTGGCACCGGCTTTGCGCTGATCCTTTTGGTGACACGAACGTTCTTGTTCAGCGCGAGAGCCATAAGAACTACCGCCGTGGCAAGCGCGGGTGGAGATAGCGCTGGATGTTGATGAAAACGCCAGAACGGATCCAGGTCGAGAGATTGGGGTAATCCGGGGTAACGACAGCATCCAGGTCAAGCTCGGTCAGTGCGCTAAGGAGGGGTCTCACAATGGGCCTAAATGTCTGACCAGTTGCGCCGGAACATTGAGAGGTAAGCGCAACCAAAAGGGCGACGGAACGACCGACGGGCGATCCCAGACTTTTGATCTTCAGCCAACCCCGCGTCCAGTGGGCTAGGGGTGGGTTGTGTCCAAGCAGCTCAGGCCCTCACTCGGGGCGATAACCAAGGGGCAGGCATGTCAGATAAGACTGAGAATAAACGGGTTAAGGGCAGTGCTTTGCCTTGGTTTGTTAGTTCTCGGGTTAGTGAGGTAGAAAGGCTTGGTCTAAGCGAGATCGAGCAGGCTTGTCTAGCTTTGGAGATAGAAGGCATGCCTTGCCCCATGGATGTTGATCCTGAGCGCTGGGTAAGATCTAACTTCGCTTACATGTGTTCTAAGTACTACGAAGCCTACCCACAGCCGGTCGTCAAGGCTACGCCGGCCAAGAAGAAAAAGAAAAAGTTTTCTCCAGGTTACCGGCCTAAGTCACAGAAGCCGAACAAACAAAGGCCCACGCGTGTGGCTGGTGTTGATGTAACAACTACCGATTTCCTGAACACTTATGAATGGCGCAAAGTTCGGATGCAGGCCCTGAAAAAATACGGGCCCAAGTGCATGTGCTGCGGAGCAACACCCCAGACCGGGGCAGTGATGAACGTAGACCACATCAAACCGAGAAAGCTGTTTCCCAACCTGGCTCTCGATATCAACAACCTGCAGGTGCTCTGCCACGACTGCAACCACGGCAAAGGAAACTGGGATCACACAGACTGGAGATAAGGACTTACCCTAATCATGGATACAACACTTGACTTTCTTAGAATTCATGAGTTACATTTCAAAAACCTTAACAAGGAGAACAGCATGAGCGAGGAAAAGGATTTGCACGCTAAGGTTAAGTCACCCTATGTGGTGATCTATGGCCAGCCTTTGTGCTTGACCAGGGGCTTTGACAACCTGAGGAAGCAGAAGCACAAGATCATCAAGCGCCGGGTGAATACGTCGTTTGAGATTCTCGAGCGCCCGATGAAGATGGTGGACGTAGAGATCTTCTACCCGGTGCTCAACCGATACGAGGAGATGGGTGAATACTGGGCTGACGTGGACACTGGGACGCTCTATGACCCGTTCGACGGCAAATGTATGTCCAGCACTTCGATGACCTTGATTCTGGAGTGAGAATGGACACGCCGTATTACCCCGCCAAGTCGGTTGAGATCGCATCGATCGACAGTGATGGAAAACTACACACGTACCAGACCAGTGGCCTCACGCTCAGGGATGCCATAGCCATGGACGTGTTGCGCCTGGAGCTACAGAACCAGCTGGATCGCAACAGGGTTCACCAGCCCCAGGATATTGCCCGGTGGTGCTACGAGATGGCCAACGCAATGATTGAGGAGAGAAGCAAATGACACCAGAGGACGAAGCATTTGACTGCATTGAGAAGGCGCAGGGCTGGCGCAAGCGGCAGATTGCAGACAAGGTGGACGTAGATCCATACACCACCAAGGTCAGGAACGACACCATCGATGAGGTGGCCCGGGCAGTGGAGAGGTTCCGGGGTGCCTTTGGTGATGACACCACTAGCAGCTTTGCCATCTACATCAGGGGGATGAAGCGATGATCGAAGTCATGAAACAGGCGCTGGAGGCGTTGGAAGAACTTCACCGCACGGGGGACACGCAAGTATTTGATATGTGCTATGCCCCAAAAGTTATCCCCGCACTACGCCAAGTTATAGACGCACATACGCTGTCCTCCAAACCGCCCTGGCTATGCATGTGCGGGGAGCCATGGCGTTTGGAATCCGTGCACAGAAAGAAGTCCCCCTGCTTTGACTACATCGAGCGTGAATGGGTTGGGCTGACGGATGAGGAGTTGTCAGCTATTTACAACCAGACCCACTGGTTTACGGAATCAGATTGGAATTACGAACGCGCCATCGAGCAAGCCTTGAAGGAGAAAAATGCATGACCCAAGACGAAATGAGCCGCTACTACGGGGCGCTGGCAAACCAATCAAAATGGATGAGCAGGGCGATCGAATGTCTTGAGAACGGACAGGAACAGTCGCATTGGTACTGCATGATGCTATGGGCTGAGAACAAGCACCGCGCAAGAGAGATAGCCGATGCCCACGACACCATGTCGTTTGCCAAGGCTATGGGCGTATCAGATGGAATCAGAAAGGCGTGGGAATGACATCCATCAAGCGACACATGAACGCAGTCGCAGATCTGGGCTGCATTCTGTGTCGGCACTTGGGATATGGCAGGACGCCCCCTGAGCTTCACCACCCCCGCGAGGCGGCGGGCGGAGCGCAGAAGGCATCAGACTGGCTGGTCATCCCCCTGTGCCCCGAGCACCACCGCGGCAACAGCGGCCTGCATGGGCTAGGAACAAAGGGTTTCTATACCCGCTACAAGATGGGAGAATGGGACTTGCTGGCCAAGACCATTCAGGCCCTACAGGAAGAGAAACAATGAACCCCTTCATCATCGACGAGCCAACGGTCATATCCTTCTCTGGTGGTCGCACGTCAGCCTACATGCTGCACCGCGTCCTCGAGGCCAACAACGGCCTGCCGGCAGAGGCTATCGTCTGCTTTGCCAATACAGGCAAGGAGCACCCGGCCACGCTGGAGTTCGTCCGCGACTGCGAGCAGAAATGGAACGTAGAAATCCACTGGCTCGAGTACACCGCAGAGGAGCCCCGCTTCAAGCGCGTAACGTTTGAGACAGCCAGCCGGAGCGGCGAGCCATTCGAGGCGCTGGTAATGCGCAAGAACTATTTGCCCAACCCGGTCACCAGGTTCTGCACCACCGAACTAAAGATTCGGCCTATCCACAAGTACTTGAAGTCCTTGGGTTGGGAGCACAACGAGAACATGGACTGGGTCGGCATCCGGGCAGACGAGCGCCGCCGGGCGGCCAAGATCGCGCGCGAACGCACCCCGCTGGTAACGGCAAACGTTACCGCCAAGGACGTAGGAGAGTTTTGGGCAAGCCACCCGTTTGACCTGCGCCTGCCCAACCATGGCGGCAAGACCATGCATGGCAACTGCGACCTATGCATGCTCAAGCCTGCAGCTCAAATCCTGAGCCTGATCCGGGAAGAACCACAGCGCGCAGTATGGTGGGCAAAGATGGAAGGGACTATTCAGTCAAGCGGCCAAGCCATCGGCGACGGCGCCAGGTTTAGGAACGACCGCCCCAGCTACGCAGAGATGCTGAAGTTTGCTGGCCAACAGACAGAGCTGTTCGACCCAACAGAAGAGGCTATTGCCTGCTTCTGCGGGGATTAAAGATTGGCCATCTCGCGCAGTCTCTTCAGGTTCACACCCTGCAAGAGCTGCCGCTCAGCCTCGCGCAACTGCTTGATCTGACGCTGCTTCTCTTCCTCATCCATGCGATCTTCTGTAGCTTGGCTGATTGTGGTCATGGCCCTGCGGATATTGGTCATCTTCGTCGCGATTTGATTAACCGACGGGGCTAGAGCAACGCGCTGACGGGTCGTATCGTCAGACAGCCTGGGGCGGATGGACAAGGGCAGGCCGGGCTGGATCGGTCTAACCGAGCATGAGCTAAACAAAGAAGCCAACCTATCTGCCGACTACTACACCTTCAGGGCCGGTGCAGAGTGGGCAGCACAAAGATTGAAGGAGAAGAATACTAATTATTGACTTCACAAACCGGCCAAATAGTAATAAAACCACAACCCCAAAGGAAAATAACAATGCAACTAAAACTACAAGAGATCCGCCTGGACGGCAACACCCAGCCAAGGTCACGGGTCTACGATGAAACTGTAACAAGTTACACCGAGGCACTCTTAGACGGTGCCACCTTCCCCCCAGTAGATGTGTTCTTTGACGGCAAGCATTATTGGCTGGCTGACGGGTTTCACCGCTACCACGCCCACCGCCGCAACAAAGTCCCGACCATCGAGGCAACCATCCACAAGGGCACCAAGCGCGATGCCTTCATCTTTTCCAGGGGTGCCAATGCTGAGCACGGCATGCCCCGGACAAACGAAGAGAAGCGCGCCGTGGTCATATCCCTGCTGGAAGACCCCGAGTACGAAGAGGAAACCGATCGCACCATAGCCAAGATCTGCAAGGTCTCATCGATGACTGTGGGCCGCATCAGGAAGCAACGCGAGCTCAACAAGAAGGAATCTTTGCCCGCCCCTCCCCCTCCCAAGCCCAGCATCAAGCCAGTACCCCCGCCGGTCTTGGGTGAGCAGGCCCTGACCGAGGACGACAAGATCCAGGAACTGGCCACGGAGATGCAGGCTATCGCCGAGGAGAACGCCAAGCTCAAGGACAAGCTGGCCATCCAAAGCATGGATGACTCTGACGAAGCCAAGGCCGAGGTGGAGCAGACCATCGAGGAGTTGCGTGATCAGGTCAAGCAGCTCGAGCGTGAGCTGGCGTCCGTCACCAAGTCCCGCAACGAGTTTCAGAACAAGGCCGCAGAGGCTATCAAGCAAGTCCAGTATTGGAAGCGCCGCGCAGAAAAGGCAGAACGTCAGGCAGCTTAAACCCGAAGCCGGGCGGTTTCCCGGTAGGAGAATTGAATGCTTTCACTCAGGCCCCACCAACAAGACGTGGTGGACAAGATCGATGCCGGATTTAATGAAGGACATCGATGCCAGTTGCTCTATGCCCCCACGGGTTTTGGGAAAACTGAAGTAGCCATGGCCATCATGCGCGAGGTATCTAGGAAGTACAAGCGCACGGCCATGATGCTAGACCGGATCGTCCTGGTCAACCAAACGTCAGCCCGGCTATCCTCTTATGGGATAGACCACGGGGTGATGCAGGCAGACCACTGGCGGTACAAGCCTCACGAGCGTATCCAGATCGTGAGCGCACAGACCCTGGAGAAGCGCAAGAACAAGCTCGACCTGGATCTCTTGATCATCGATGAGTGCCACGTTCAGCGCGCCAGCATCGTCAAGCTCATCAAAGCAAACCCTGACCTCAAGGTTATCGGACTCACAGCCACGCCTTTTACCAAGGGTTTGGGCAACGTCTATACCAATATCGTCGGGGCCAAGGCTACGGGTGAGCTGATCAGGGATGGCTGGCTCACGCCTCTCAGGGTCTTTATAGCCAAAGAGATCGACATGACCGGGGTGACCAAGGTTGCCGGCGAGTGGGCGCAGGACCAGGTGACTGAGCGCGGCATGAAGATCACGGGCGATATCGTTGACGAGTGGGTCAAGCAGACCTTCAGGCTATTCAACAAGGCCGTCAAGACTGTGGTGTTTTGTGCAGGCGTGGCTCACGGCAAGGATCTCGAGCGCCAGTTCAAGGAGCGCGGGTTTAACTTTGTCTCGATCTCATACCTGGAAGAGGACGAGTTCAAGCGGGAGGCCATCGAGGAGTTCTCAAAGCCTGACTCGACCATCCATGGGTTGATAGCCACGGACATACTGACCCGGGGATTTGACGTGCCTGACGTGCTTATAGGCGTGTCTGCGCGGCCGTTTTCCAAGTCTTTTAGCTCCCACGTCCAGCAGATGGGGCGGATCATGCGTCCGTCACCAGGAAAAACCCACGGGGTATGGCTGGATCACTCAGGAAACTACCTCCGATTCCAGAAAGACTGGGATCAAGTCTTCAACGAGGGCGTGACCGAGCTCAATGAAGGAGGAGAGAAGGCCAAGAAAGAACCGACTGAGAAGGAAAAGAAAGAGTCCAAGTGTCCAGGCTGCGGGGCTTTGTGGGTCTGGAAGTCCAACGTCTGCGGATCGTGTGGGCATGAGCGTCCTATTCGAGGGGTAGCCTCGGTTGCAGGCGAGCTCCATGAGCTGGGGGCGGGGATGGGTAATTTCCGCACCGAGCAACAGCAGTTCTACAGCCAGCTTCTCTACTACTCACGCATGCGCGGGTACAAGGATGGCTGGGTAGCGCACAAGTACAAAGAGAAGTTCAATGTCTGGCCGAGGGGTCTACAGCAGGTTCCCGTCCCGACTGAGCAAAAGACTGTCAGGTGGATTCAATCACGCAATATCGCGTGGGCAAAAGCGAGGGCACAATGAAAAAGTTACTTCTATCTCTGATCCTGGCCGTGTCGCCAGTCCTGGCCGATACCGTGGCCACCATGAACAACGACGGGGGCGGCATCATGGTGCTCACCGATGTTCCCTGTAAAGAGGGTGGCGGGTATCACATGTATTCACAAAGCCCAAACTTCCGCACGCTGTTTGGGTGTTGGTGGTCTGATAGCTCGATGGTCCACGTTACCTGGTATGACGGGGAGGTTCGGTCTTACCCGTTGGCCCTGTGGCGTGTGAACCTGGAAGTCGCCCGGCGCATGAGAAAAGGGGCGAATTTGTGAATTTCCAGCAGTTTGCCGAGCAGCATGGATTGATGATCGATAGCCTCATACTAGACCGCTGGGTCAGAGTACCGACTGTCGATCACCCGAAGAAACGTAACGGCGCATACATCTGGGATGGCCGAGAGGGTGCGCTGATTAACTTCGCGGTGCATGACAAGCACGTCCTGTATCGATCGGATGAGCCGTGGAAGCCAGACCCCCAGGCTGCAGCCAAGCGCAGGCAGATGGAGCAAGAACGCCTCAAGCGCCAGGCTTCTGCAGCAAACAAGGCCGCGTGGATTCTCAACCAGGCTAGCCTCATGCAGCACCCTTACCTCATCCGCAAGGGGTTTGAGGATAAGGGGTATGTGTGGCGCGGTAGCCTCGTGCTCCCGATGCGGGTGGCCGACCGGCTGGTTGGGTGTCAGCTGATCGATGCGGATGGAACCAAGCGTTTCCTGTCCGGGCAGGTCACCAAGGGCGCTAGCCTCATGCTGAACAACAAGGGCCAGAACATACTCGTCGAAGGGTTTGCGACTGGCCTGTCGGTGCGGCGTGTGCTCAGGCACTTGCGGCAGCGGTACTGCATCCATGTGTGCTTCTCGGCCGGGAACATGATCGAGGTGGCTAGGGGCATGGATAATCCCTTGGTGATAGCTGACCATGACCCGACCGGGATTCGTGCAGCCAAAAAAATATCCTCCCGGGTGTGGCTCGATGGTGAACCTGGGGAGGATTTCAACGATGCCGAGATGCGGTTAGGAACCCCGGCAGCGGCAGTCACACTTGCTCAGTTACTGTAATGAATCCCCTTGTTTTGCAAAAGTTTCTCAAAGTCAGCGAGTACCTGTTGACGGGTTCCCCTGAGGCCAAACTCGGATTTGATGATCTGAAAGCAGCTGCGCCCGGTCTTGCGCAGCCCCTTGATCTCAAGTTGCAGCCCTTTACGCAGGGTCAAGAGTCGAAAGTCTAGGATTTGTTGTCCTGCGATCATGGTCATGCTTGCTCCAGTAATTCTTCGGGCACATCGACCTCGTCACCCAGTTTGCTTGCAACGTAGCACCGCATGGCCGCGATCAGGGGCGTGTCTCCCTCTTGATATGCTTCCTCTGAAAATTCAGCGTTTGCGGGTAAAGCGATCCAATTACTTGCGTGTTTTTTAACCTGCAT